TTATTCAAATCAGCAAATGGACTGATGAAAGAGGTCTAAAGATCGCAGCTAGACCAAGAAAGCTGATCGTTCCAACTGATCTTCAGTTTGTAGCTACTCGTATCTTAGAGAGCGAGTATAAAACTGGAAGTGCTGACAATGATATCAACGCTATCAGAAGCAATGGTGTTATACCTGAAGGATTCGCAGTTAATCATTATTTAACTGATACGAATGCTTACTTTATAACAACTGATGTTCCTGATGGAATGAAGCATTTTGTCAGAAGTCCAATGACTACAAGCATGGATGGAGACTTCGATACTGGTAATGTGAGATATAAAGCTAGAGAAAGATACTCATTTGGTGTGTCTGATCCTCTAGGTATCTTCGGATCACCAGGCTCAAGCTAAACAAGAAAGGGGAGCTATGCTCCCCTTTTTTTCGTATCTAGGGATTTTTTTATTTATCGACTGACCTAGCAGACAAGCCAAGACGATAATTTTTTTAAGGAGACTTAATTATGGCAAACACAACTTTTAACGGACCAGTAAGGTCTGAAAATGGTTTTACTGTTGTATCAAAGAACTCTAGCACAGGAGCAGTAACTACATCCTTTACCTTAGATGGTTCAGGTATGCAGGTAACACCTGTAGCTTTAGCTGATACAACGGCTATTTCTCTAACAGCAGCAACTCATGGTGGAAGGGTGGCAGTAGTGCCAGCACTTTCAGCAAACTGCACACTTACATTGCCTTCACCTTCAGCAGGAGTTTATTTTAAACTTATCTATGGTGGTGCAGCAGAAGAAACAGAAAACCTTATTATTGATACAGGTTCAGATACTAATTTCTACTTAGGTGGAATTGTGCATCTAGACTCTAACGCAGATAATGTTTCTGTCTACGCTGATGGTAATTCAAACTCCATATTAACTTTAACTGATTTTGGTTTATTTGATATAAACATATTAGCTAAAGACTCTACCAACTGGTACATTTGGGGTAATCAAGAAGGTGCTGACGCTCCAGCATTTACTGACCAATCTTAATAGGAGTAAATTATGGCTGATACAGTAACAACTCAAATCATCGAACAAGGTGAAAGAAATGTAGTAATGAAGTTCACTAATGTCAGCGATGGAACTGGTGAGTCTGCGGTTGCTAAAGTAGATGTATCTGCTTTAACAGCTAATAAAGCTGGCGTATCCTGCTCTGAAGTTAGAATTATGAGAGTAAGTCATGCTATTGTCGGTATGTCTGTTCAGATGTTTTTTAATGCAAGCACTAATGTTTTTATCATGGAGCTAGCTGAAAGTAGCAATGGACACTTAGACTTTAAAGGCTTTGGTGGAATACCTAACAATGCAGGTAGTGGTAAAAATGGAGATGTTCTATTTACTACTAAAGGGCACAGTTCTGGTGACACTTACTCTATCATTCTAGAAATGGTAAAAGTTTATTCTGATTAAATAAGGAATTAATATGGCTAAATCAAATAATTATGTAGTTAGCGAAACTGGTGAGTTTCCCTCTCAATATAAAGTTTTACAATTAGGTGAAGACGGAATATATAGACCTGTCTTTGGTCCTGATCCAGACTTAGAAGACGCACAAAGAAAGTGTGACGAAATGAATGGTGTCAGAGCTAGAGATGAGGATGGTCACTTTGTGGCTGATGATCCATCTACTCCTGATGTTAATGAAGCTTATGTTGGTGGCAAAGCACCTAAGAAGAAAACTGCTAAGAAAAAGACTGCAAAGAAAAAGACCACTAAGAAAAAGTAATGCTGGATTTGCAGACACTTACTAATGAAATTAGAAAGTGGAGCAAGGAAGTTTTAGAAACTCCTAAGAGTGAACATAATGACTTACCTTCTTGCCCTTTTGCTAAACACTCATGGACAAAAGGAAGAGTTAGATGTTACTTAGGAGATGGTGGTGAATGGCAGGACTTAATACCTTTCATAGAAGATTTTGATGATACATACGATGTTGTTATTTACTGTGGCACAGACTATGAAGATATATCAGCAGATGAAGTCGAAGAAAGGATAGCGATATTAAATAGCTATGCAGTAGAGAGAAATCTTTGGTGTATGGGTGCACATCCAGATACAGAGATAGCTCACGCTGCTAATCAGGATCATTTCGTACCAGATACAGATGATGATTACTATTCTATCTATATTCAAAGATTAGATACTTTAATAAAAGCATCTGATAGTATTGAAGCCAAGGGATACTATCAGAATTATAAAACACAAGACTTTAATGTCTTAGTAACAAGGAGAAAGAAACTATGGCTGGAGAGAGAAAAACAAAAGTGAAAAAAGCTATGGGCGGAAGTCGTAAGATGAAAACCATGAAAGCTGGCTCTAAAAAAATGAAGACCATGAAAGGTGGTTCAAAGAAAATGAAAACCATGAAGGGTGGTTCTAAAAAGATGAAGACTATGAAAGGCGGTTCTAAAAAGATGAAAACCATGAAAGGTGGTAGCCGTAAAAACATGGTTAAAAAAGGCATGGGTAAAAAAACATCCATGCGTAAAAGAGCTATGGGAAGGTCTACGTCTGCACCTAAAGTTGAAAACTTTAAAGATATGATGTTTAAAAAGTTTGGTGGTAGAACATAGACCAGTAAATATTTTTAAATGTCTAGAGCAAAGAAAGATTCCCGCCTTACAAGGGCGGGAGTTTCTGGTTATAACAAACCTAAGAGAACACCTAATCATCCTAAGAAGTCTCACATAGTTGTTGCCAAAGAGGGTGACAAAGTAAAGACTATTAGATTTGGTCAACAAGGTGCTAAGACAGCAGGTAAACCAAAGAAAGGTGAATCTAGGAAAACAACCATGAAGCGTAAATCTTTTAAAGCTAGACACAGAAAAAACATAGCAAAAGGAAAAATGTCCGCAGCTTATTGGGCAAATAAAGTCAAATGGTAATGTCCAGAGCAAACTTTAAAGTTATGACTCGTAGTGCACCTGCGAGTAAAAAGAAACATGCCTCTAAGAAAAGGAAGATCAAGAAAAGTAATTAGTGATAATATATCTAAGCTTATGGATGAGGGTAGACCTCAGAAGCAAGCAGTTGCTATAGCTTTACAAAAAGCAGGTAAAAGTGAAAAGAAAAAGAGACCCAAAAGTAGGAACAGGTAAAAAACCTAAAGGTAGTGGAAGACGTTTATATACAGACGAAAATCCAAAAGATACTGTATCTATTAAGTTTGCGACACCTGCTGATGCTAGAGCAACAGTAGCTAAAGTAAAAAGAATTAAAAAACCTTTTGCTAGAAAAATACAGATTCTTACTGTGTTAGAACAAAGAGCAAAAGTTTCAGGTAAAAACGAACAAGCAAGAATAGCTAAAAAAGGTAAAGAAGCTATACGCAGAAAAGAGGGAAAGTAAATGGCTACTAGTGGAACAACAGCATTCAATCTAGACCTTTCCGACATAATGGAAGAGGCTTACGATCTATGTGGTTTAGTCATGCGTTCTGGATATGATTATAGAAATGCTAGGAGAGCATTAGACTTAATTTTTTTAGAATGGCAAAACAAAGGTTTAAATCTTTGGACTATTGCACAAGCTACACAAACTTTAACTGCTGGCACAAGTTCTTATGCAGCAGAGACTTCAGCATTAGAAATAATAGATGCTTTTATAAGAACAGATTCAGGTGACACAACAAAACAGTTTGATCAACAGTTAACTAGAATATCTAGAACAGAATACAATCATCAGGCTAAAAAATTAAATAGAGCTAAACCCACACAGTTTTTTGCTGATAAAGGAACAAGTGGTATTAATATAGTTTTATGGTCGACTCCTGATGCAGCACAGACATACACACTAGTATATGACTATATTAAAAGAATAGAAGATACGGGAGTGCCTGCAAGTAATAATGCAGATGTGCCCGCTAGATATCTACCTTGTTTAACTTACGCTTTAGCTTTTAACATAGCTTCTAAATCACCAGAAGCACAGTTAAGAATACCCATGATCAAAGCTAGATATGATGAATTATGGAATGAAGTGTCGGATGCAGATAGAGAAAGAGCATCTGTGAAGTTTGTTCCTAACGCAAGCATTTATTGATATGGCATACGCTTTAGCAAAAAAAGCATTAGGTATTTGTGATAGATGTGGTTTTACTTTCAAACTATCAGAACTCAAATATGAAATAGAAGATCAAAAAAGAAATGGACTGCGTGTATGTGATACTTGTTTTGACCCTGATCAACCACAACTACAGGTAGGTAAATTAAATACTGCTGACCCTCAAGCTTTATTTGATCCTAGAACAGATAGTGGAGAGGAATCCTCTACATTATATTTTGGGTTTAATCCTGTTAACAGTACAGGTATGGTGATGAGAGGTAGTGTTGGTAACGTAACTATAAGTATAGGTTGATATGACATTTGCAGAATTAAAAAGTTTAATACAAAATTATTTACAAAACTCAGAGACAACTTTCGTTTCTGATCTTCCTAGTATTATTGAACAAGCAGAAGAGAGAATATTAAAAACAATTAATTTACCTCTATTTAGAAAAAATGTTTCAGGAACTTTAACATCTGGTAATGAATACTTAGCGACTCCATCTGACTTTTTAGATAACTATAGTTTATCTTTTACAAGTTCTGGATCACAAAACTTTTTGTTATATAAAGATGTAAACTTTATAAGAGAAGCTTACCCTAATTCTTCAACCACAGGCACACCAAAACATTATGCCTTATTTGATGACACTACTTTTATTATTGGACCAACTCCTGATAGTTCTTATACTGTAGAACTACATTACTTATATAGACCTGCTTCAATAACTGCTGGTGCAGAAAGTGGTACTACTTGGCTTTCAGAAAATGCTAAAAACGCATTATTATATGGATGTTTAGTAGAGGGATATCTTTATATGAAAGGTGAGCCTGACTTAATGGTGAAATACGAAGAAAGATTTTTGCAAGCTTTAGCAAGACTTAAAGACTTAGGAGAGGCAGATAATACTATAGATAATTATAGAGATGATATGTATAGGATACAAAGAACATAATGTTTAGTGTAGATGTAGAGTCAACCCTAGGGCAAGTTTCAGTACAGACAACTCAAAATAAAGGTTTAAGTCCTGAATACTGGACAGAAAGAATATTAGAAAAACTAGTCTCTGTAAGTGAAAATGCTGATCCAATGGTTAGAGCACAGGCAGAAGCTTTCAAAGAACAAATAGAGAAAGTTATTTTAATTTATATGAAACAGGCTATTTTAAGTGATAGATCAACTGTAGCAGGAATGTTAGAGAAACAAGGTCATAAAGAAATGGCAAATATTATAAGGAGACTATAATGGCAATATCACAAGCAATGTGCACTTCTTTTAAAAAAGAACTTTTGGAAGGTGTGCATAATTTTAAAAACTCAGGTGGAAGTACATTCAATTTGGCACTATATACAAGTAGTGCTAGTTTAGGTGCTGGTACAACTGCTTATACTACTTCTAATGAAGCTAGTGGAACTAACTATACTGCCAAGGGTGGTGCTTTAACTAGAGTTGATCCTACAACATCAGGCACAACTGCCTTTACAGATTTTTCTGATTTAACATTTAGTTCTGCAACAATTACTGCGAATGGTGCTTTAATATTTAACGACTCTGCATCAGGTGATCCAGCAGTATGTGTATTAGCTTTTGGAGGAGATAAGACTTCTACTAATGGCGATTTTACAATTCAATTTCCAACAGCAGACGCATCAAACGCAATTATTAGAATAGCTTAATGGCTAATATTACAGGTTGGGGTCGAGGCACTTGGGGTCAAGGCGGGTGGGGAAACCCTATACCTGTAGAAGTTACTGGTAATGCTGGTACTACTGCATTAGGTTCAGAGACAGTAGTTGCTAAAGCATTAGTTGTAGTTTCAGGTAATGTAGGTACGACAGCAGTTGGAAACTCTGTTGTAATAGGTAAAGCAGTACAAGGAGTATCTGCTGTTACATCAACATCAGGTTTAGGAGATGAAAGTGTTGTATGTGCTGCTAATGTATCTGTAACAGGAAATGTAGGAACAACAGCATTAGGTTCTGAAACTGTAATAGCAAAAGCTTTAACAGAAGTTAGTGGTAATGCTGGAACAACACAACAAGGTACAGTTGTAGTACAGGCTGTGGCTGTAGTAGGTGTTAGTGCAGTTGCTTCAACATTAGAACTAGGTGATGAAGTAGTTATATCTAATAACAACTTAAATGTAACAGGTTTTTCTAGTACAGGAGAGTTAGGTAGTGTAACTAGTATAAGTAAAGCTGTTGTATTACTTACTGGAGTTACAGGAACAGGAGAAACAACTATAGTAAATGTTTGGGGATTAGTTGATGATTCTCAAACACCTAATTATAGTAATGTTAGTACAACACAAACTCCTAGTTATTCTTCTGTTAGTACAACACAAGAACCAAACTGGGAAGAAGTCGCATAAAATATAGGAATCAAATATGGCAACTTATGTAAATGATCTTAGATTAAAAGAAATAGCAACAGGTGACGAGTCAGGAACTTGGGGCTCGAGCACGAATACAAATTTGGAATTGATTGGAGAAGCACTTAGCTTTGGCACAGAAGCTATTACTACTAATGCAGATACACACACGACAACAGTAGCAGATGGAGCTTCTGACCCTGGTAGAGCTATGTATCTTAA